ACCTGTGAACTATAACCTGTGAACTACAGACATGTGAACTATACACCTGTGAACTATGGACCTGTGAAGTTGTGTTCAAGTTATGAACAGTTAAAGTTTGAACGTTAATCTTTTGAAAAGTTATTTCTATGAACTCTAATCGTAGTTGATAAGTTCGATCGGTTTAATATACTTATGGGAACTATGAGTATACTTATATTGAGCGTGCGGTGCTCAAGGTTTATTATTTACCTTATTCCGTGTTTCACAAAGACTTTAAAGTGATATGATTACTCTATGATATATCATACCTCGTCAGAGACTCTAAAGACAATATCTCAAGTCGATTAACACAGAGTAATCATCGGGTTAATACTTTTATTATGATGTTATTGTTCGTGTTCGAATTAATGAGTTCCCATATTTAGCGCGGAGGAGTGTAGTGTATCTCTACACTATCAATGTTTACATCACCAAGCGCGGGTAACAGCACGCGCTGTTTGGCGGTTGTGACGTCAGTATGTAGAATATGACGTCACGTAGCATGTTGAGTTGTATTATGCAATGGCCGCATGTTGGCTTAGTAAACAGTGAACTTTACAAATGTGTTGTGATACTTCCAAGGATGAATACATGACAATTGGCGACGATAGGATGGGATGCACATGTGACGGAATATTCATGGAACATTTATGTTGACTGATGGACAGTCGTATCGCATCAACCAAGTGTTTTGCGCCAATGTGTGCAATGCGATAGACAGTCACAGTGCATCGGATTTCACGGATTTCAAATGGATGGTGTTTATGTGTAATTCATAAGGAAGGGATATTTGTGGTTCACAAACCGTAAGTAACTTTATTTAACGAAGATTTAACCGTAAGTAACTTTATTTAACGAAGAGGAAACCAAAATATAACAGTACGAACTTTCACTCAGAAGATTTTTATTGGAAATCTCGCAAAATCTCGCGTGACCAAAACGAGATCCAAGATGGCGGCGCCCATAGGAACGCTTGGTGAATTCAATGCTACAAAAGAAGACTGGTCTAGCTATCAAAAACGATTTGATATATGGATGTTGGCGAATAAATACGAGACTGAGGATAGAGTCAACATATTCCTGGCTACAATAGGACCGCAGGCATTTGAACTTCTCACAACGCTCGTTTCTCCCGTGGATATCGCCGATGTCGCGTATGGTGACTTGATATCAGAATTATCGTCTTACTACAAGCCAATCAGGAACGAAATATGGGAAAGGCATACGTTTATTGAAAGAAAACAGAACACTGGTGAATCTATTTGTGAATTTATATTGGCTTTGAAGAAACTCAGCGTTCATTGCAAATTTGGTGGAACTCTGAAAGAGAGGTTGCGTGATCAATTCGTCAGTGGTATTAGAGATACTCCCATTCAACGAAAGCTGCTATCGGAAAAAACTTTGACCTTCACAAAAGCTTGTGAATTGGCGCTTTCAATGGAAATGGCTGACAAGGACACAAAATCGCTCAACTCTCCACATGTCAAGCACGTCGACAGAGTTACTTCAGGACGGAAACCTCAACGGCGTAAACAGCGGCATGAGAAAGGTTCAAGCGACACAAGTGGAAAAAAATGTTCCAGATGTAACGGAACAAATCATCAGTCCGATGACTGTTTCCATAAGACCAAGACTTGCAATGTCTGCAAAAAGGTGGGTCATATCGGACGGGCTTGTAGATCAAAAAGGAAACCAGGATATAGTAAAACTAATCAGGTGACTGCACAAGAAGACGAAGAGGAGACCTTGTATGCCATCTATGCGACAACAAGACATCATGATAGTACTAACAAGATGGATGAAATCACAGTGAAAGTAGAACTTGAGGGTGTAGCGACGAATTTTATCCTAGATACTGCAGCAAGCGTGTCCATCATTGGTGAAACTTTCTACAATGAGAAATTATCACATCTCCCTCTGAGGTCCACAAAGGTGAAACTTAAGAGTTACTCGGGTGACATTATTCCTGTGGTTGGAGAAATCAAGGTCAAGGTCACTTATGGAGAGCAGTCAGTATTCTTGCCACTGATAGTAGCTCAAGGAAGAAAAGTTGCTTTATTTGGAAGAAGTTGGCTGTCGGATCTTAAGTTGAACTGGTCTTCATTATTCAGCGTACGCTGTGATGACACAGATGATGATGTGCTGAAAAGAGAATGTTTCGGACGTTACAAATCAATTTTTGAGGGACAAGGGCTCATCAAAGATTTCAAAGCAGATGTCCGAGTCAAGAGTGACTCACCACCGAAGTTCTTTAAGGCACGGCCTGTTCCTTACTCTTTGCGTGACAAGGTTGAAGAGGAACTGAACAGACTAGAAAGGGAGGGAATAGTCAAGAAAATAGAGAACTCAGAATGGGCAGCTCCTATTGTTGTAGTTCCGAAGGCCGACTCTTCAATCAGAATATGCGGAGATTATAAAGTCACCATCAACCAAGCCATAGAGGACAATGTGTATCCAATCCCCTCTGCAGAAGATCTATTTGCCAAGTTAGCTGGTGCTGAAGTCTTCACTAAGATAGATCTAGCAAGTGCCTACAATCAAGTCGAACTGACTGACGAAGCAAAGAAGCTCCTGGTGGTAAATACACACAAGGGACTGTATGAGTTTCAGAGACTATCGTTTGGCGTGTCAACGGCTCCAGCGATTTTCCAGGCAATTATGGACACTATGCTTCAGGGCATCGATGGTGTTGGTGTTCTCATGGATGATATTCTCATCGGCACGAAGAAGACTGAACATGATGAAAAAGTGCATGAAGTATGTCAGCGCTTAGAAAAGTATGGTGTGAAGGTGAAGCTCTCGAAATGCAAATTCAAGGTTCACAAGGTGGAGTACCTAGGACACATGATTGATGCTGACGGCATTCATCCCATGGAAAGCAAAGTGGAAGCAATCTCAAAAGCAGAACCGCCGAAGAACGTGTCGGAACTGCGAGCCTTTCTAGGCATGGTCAATTATTATGGGAAGTTTCTACCATGCATGTCAACCACCCTAGGCCCACTGTATCACCTACTCAAGTCAGACAGTGAATGGGAATGGTCTCATGAACAAGAAACAGCCTTCGAAAAATGCAAGTCATTGTTGGCCAGTGACAGTGTTCTGGTGCACTACGATCCGAACAGACAGTTGACTCTTGCCTGTGATGCCTCATCTTACGGCATTGGATGTGTGATCTCTCACATAATGGATGACGGATCTGAGCGACCCATCGCTTATGCATCAAGAACTCTGACCAAAAGCGAGCGCAATTATGCGCAACTTGAGAAAGAAGCCCTGTCTATTGTCTATGGTGTGAAGAAATTTCACAAATACCTGTATGGACGAAAGTTCCTTCTCATCACTGACCACAAGCCTCTTACTACTCTTCTAGGACCAAAGAGTGGTATTCCCACACTAGCTGCAGCGAGACTCCAACGCTGGGCATTGATACTGATGGGACATAACTATACCATACAGTATAGGCGATCCGAAGAGCACTCCAATGCGGATGCACTCTCTCGACTTCCTTGCGGAGACAGTACCGAAGCTACAGAAGCGGAGATAAATTCAGTGGCGTTCACAAACAACGTACCTGTATCTGCAAAACTGATAGCCGAAGCCACGAGAAAGGATCCACTTTTGTCTCAGGTTCTAGACTACACGACAAGAGGGTGGCCGAATCGTGTGGAAGACAAAGAACTCTTACCCTACTACAAACGAAGAACTGAACTATCACTTGAACAAGGTTGCCTACTATGGGGTATGCGAGTGATAATTCCTCCCAAATACAGGAATACCATGCAACAGGAGTTGCATGCAGAACATACTGGAGTCGTACGCATGAAGAGTATGGCTCGAAGTCACTTTTGGTATCCAGGGGTCGACCAAGAGATTGAAAACACTGCGAAAAGTTGTCACATCTGTTGCAGTATGCATAACGATGCACCGACTGCACCTTTGCATCCATGGACTTATCCAAGTCGTGTATGGGAAAGAATTCATGTGGACTTCGCTGAATTCAGAAGCAAAAACTATCTTGTCATTATTGACAGCAGATCCAAATGGTTGGAGGTAATTCCCATGACCAGTACTACAGCTGCAAGAACTGTTGAAGTTTTGAGAACTTTGTTTTCATCCTATGGTTTGCCGGAGGTACTTGTCTCCGACAATGGGCCACAGTTTATTGCTGCGGAATTCAAGTCATTCCTAGAAGAGAATGCAGTCAAACACTCATTATCTCCACCCTACCATCCTGCAAGTAATGGTGCAGCAGAACGATCTGTGCAAATTGTGAAGAACGCATTGAAGAAACACTTCATGGCTGTAAGACAAGAACATGAAGATCCTTCAATCACGAAGAAGTTGGCTAACTTCCTACTTACTTACAGAGCTACGCCACATTCAGTAACTGGCGTACCTCCAGCAGAACTCTTTCTGAAACGACAACTGCGAACAAGATTGTCTGTTTTGAAACCAGATCTAAACGGCAGAGTTAAAGAAGCACAAGAAAATCAACAGAAATTCCACGACAAGCGAGTCTCTCTCCGAGAGTTTGATGTCAACGATTCCTGTTATGTGAAGAATTTCCGAGGAGGAGAAGAGAAGTATGTACCAGGCCGTATAACCAAACGTCTTGGTCCTCTCCGATACTTGGTACAGATAGGAAGAAGCACCAGATATGTTCACATTGATCATCTACTCCCTTCAAATGTGAATACAGAATGTCAAGACGAACAGCAGGCTCTTCCCCTCCAGACTGCGATTCCAGACATGGTAACGGTAACATCGGTTCCAGAAATGGTAAAGGTAACATCGGTTCCAGAAATGGTAAAGGTAACATCGGTTCCAGAAACGGTAAAGGTAACATCGGTTCCAGAAACGGTAAAGGTAACATCGGTTCCAGACCGACGACCACGTCCGAGTCCTGTGACGCCGGATCGACGCTATCCTCAACGTACCAGACGACCTGTGAAACGATTCGACGTTTGAACTATAAACCGGTGAACTATACACCTGTGAACTATAACCTGTGAACTACAGACATGTGAACTATACACCTGTGAACTATGGACCTGTGAAGTTGTGTTCAAGTTATGAACAGTTAAAGTTTGAACGTTAATCTTTTGAAAAGTTATTTCTATGAACTCTAATCGTAGTTGATAAGTTCGATCGGTTTAATATACTTATGGGAACTATGAGTATACTTATATTGAGCGTGCGGTGCTCAAGGTTTATTATTTACCTTATTCCGTGTTTCACAAAGACTTTAAAGTGATATGATTACTCTATGATATATCATACCTCGTCAGAGACTCTAAAGACAATATCTCAAGTCGATTAACACAGAGTAATCATCGGGTTAATACTTTTATTATGATGTTATTGTTCGTGTTCGAATTAATGAGTTCCCATATTTAGCGCGGAGGAGTGTAGTGTATCTCTACACTATCAATGTTTACATCACCAAGCGCGGGTAACAGCACGCGCTGTTTGGCGGTTGTGACGTCAGTATGTAGAATATGACGTCACGTAGCATGTTGAGTTGTATT